GTGAACACAATGATGTACTTGAAACAATTGAAAAAGAAATCAATTCAATTGGCAAATATCAAGAACAGATTGATGTGCTCAAAAAGTATTTTTAATGGTTAAAATACTTGACAAAAACCTAAATAGACTGTATAGTAAAATATAAAAGTAAAGTCGAGACATCCTCGTCTATAACTCGGAGAAGTAAATTGAGCAGAACAAAAGAGATTATACAAAAGTTAAAAGACAGAAAGATTCGATATTGGGCAAATGACAATATCAGTGAAGTACTTGAAGAAGGCGATAAACAAGCACTAATAGAAGAAGCCATTCCGGCTTTTGAAAATGTCTTACAAAAATTATTAATAGATACAGAAACAGATCCGAACAGTATGGATACTGCTAGGCGTATGGCAAAAATGTATATCAACGAGATTATGTCTGGTAGATATGATAAGATGCCTAACCCTAGTGCCTTTCCTAATTACATTGAAGGTGGTTATGAAGGTATGTTGGTTGTGAGAAGTGAACTTACAAGTTTATGTTCGCATCATCATCAAACTGTAAAAGGTGTAGCATACATAGGAATCATTGCAGGTCCTAAACTATTAGGACTGAGCAAATATACAAGAATTGCACAATGGTGTGCAAGACGTGGAACACTACAAGAAGAACTTAATGTTATGATTGCAGATGCAATACAAAGAGAAACAGGTAGTGAACACGTTGGTGTGTATGTACAAGCCACACATGGTTGTTGTGAGAACAGAGGTATTAAGGCACATAGTTCTTTGACACAGACTACTGTTTTACGTGGAGCATTTAAAAATGATCCAGCAACTAAAAAAGAATTTATAGATAACGTAAAACTGCAACAACAGTTTGCTTGTTAGGAGAAAGGCATGGCATTAGTTATGAGACAATTTATCTTTGATAGTTGGAATGCAATTATGGATCATAGGGTTAATCCATTAAGACACATTCCGGATTTACAGGTACGCCACATGGTGATGCAGGTTTTAGCATTTATGTGGTCATCAATTTTTGCAATACTAATTGCAGATTCAGTATTTGCTTTTGGAGTAAGTGCTATTGCTCACGTTGTTTTTGTAGCAGGTATTGTAGTTACTATTGCAACATTTAAAGTAGCAGAAAGAAGTCCTACTAGTTTTAACTTTTTAAGTGGGTATCATAGTTTAGGTAGAAATAGAAACTATACTATGTATCGTGATAAGCATGGCAAATTAATTAAAGTATATTTGCCTGAAGGCGACCCAGGAGGGGAGCATGAGTAATCAGCCACAACTATTTGAAACTGAGGATCAATATGGTAACGATATTATACAAGGACCTAAACTTGTAAAGCAAGATTTAGACTTTAAAACTAAAATGATTGATCCTAAAAATCCAAACACTGTAGGAAAGAGTGCTTGGAATTTAGGCAATCACACTTTGTTGATAATGTTTATTATTACACTATCTTGGGTGGTATGGGTAAGTTATGCCTAAAGAAAATAAAAGTTTAAAATGGATGATACTAGATAATTTACCAAGTATTTTTGTGATACTTGTATTTACTTTTGGTATGGTTATGGCATGGAACAATTCTAAACCTGTTAATGCTAATCCTATTAAAAATGAAAATACTCTAGGTGCTATGGATAAATTTTTTGAGTGTCTAGGTGATAGTAACAAGTGTAAAGATTTAAATGAATAAAACAGATAGAATGGTTCAAACATTAGCAGAGAACTATAAAGATAAAAAAATGACACGTAAGGTCGATACATGGGAATATGAAAGCCTCGCAGAATGTATAAGAAGCGACCAAGTACCAGCGAGGGACATTGCCGAATTTTTTACGGACAAAGCCTTTTATAAATGGTACAGTAAGAAATATTTTACAAAAGGAGAAAAAGTATGATTGAAGGATTTAAAATCCCTTTAACTAAATTTAAAGTCAGAGAAGGCGATGTAGTACTAGAACAAGGTTGCAGTTTTGATGAAGGTGTGTGGACTGAAAAGACTACAGATGACTACTTTAAAAATAAAAGAGTAGTCCTTTTTAGTTTGCCAGGAGCATTTACACCAACGTGTACAAGCAATCAACTTCCTGGTTTTGAAAATAATTATGAGTCCATTAAGAAGATGGACGTAGACGAAGTGTATTGTTGTTCAGTTAATGATACATTTGTAATGAATGCTTGGGCAGAAGTGTTAGGCATTAAAAACGTAAAAGTTATTCCAGATGGTTCAGGAAACTTTACAAGATATATGGGTATGCTGATTGGAAAAAACCATAGAGGTTTTGGTATGAGAAGTTGGCGATATATGGCTGTCATTAATGATGGCGTGGTAGAAAAATGGTGGCAAGAGCCTGGCATTAACAATGATGGACAGGACGATGATCCATATGAAAATACTACCCCAGAAAAATGTATGAAGTACTTGGAAACAAAAATCACTGGATTCTTTTAAGGAGTTAAAATGAAGATAGCAAATAAAGATCCAGGTGCTGGACATTTTGGTGTTAGTTTAGTAAAAAGTATTTTTAGATTTGTCGCAAGTGGACTTTTGATTTGGTCAGGATATATACTTTGGTCAGCAAATGAGTACACAGACATATTCATAGCAGACAGTGGTGCTCTGCTTATGGGTGCAGGAATAGTTCTGTTTTTGGCAGAAGTATTGGGAATAATTGAGGAGATTGTGTAATGAAAGAAGGTCCGATGAAAGAACACATTATGAGAGATACGGAAGGCGTAATCAAGCAAGAGTTTGTTACGTATCGTAAAAAAGATGGTATGTTAGTAAAAGAAACCACTATCCGTAATTTTACAAGTGGCGGCGACTATCACGATAGTTATCATCATGAACCTTTGGTTAGTTTAGGTGACTAACATGGGATTGTTCAGTAAAAAAGATAGACCACATTGGGAAGTAATGGCAGATGATGGAATGAATAAGTTCCTAAAGTTTTGCCTGTTTTGCCTCTTTACATATGGCCTATATCATGTTATAATAGCACTATATGATCGGTTTACAGGATGATTGAAAGAATTGGTATTATGTTTGGTTCTACAACTGCAAATAGTGAACGCACTGCGGAAACTATTTGGGATATAATGAAAGAAACAGAATTGCATGATATCAAAGATGGTGTAGAAGTTTTGGAACAGTATAACAAAGTTATATTGGTTGCACCAACGTGGGACTATGGAGGATTACAAGAAGATTACATAGAAGCATGGGATAAATTGAAAACTGTGAATTGGAAGAATAAAAGTGTAGCACTAGTTGGTTTAGGTGACCAAGTAGGCTATGGTGACTTATATCAAGACAGCATGAGTACACTATACGAAACAATAAAAGAACTTGGAGGCACATTTGTTGGCTTTACAACTACAGAAGGCCACAAGTTTGAAAAGAGCAAAGCAACAAGAGGTGATAAATTTGTTGGACTTGCAATTGACGAAGATAATCAATCAAAGTTAACACAAGAACGTCTAAATACTTGGATAGAAAAACTAAGAGAGACTTGGAGTTTAAATTGATGACATTTGTCAAAAATACTGGTAGGCAAAGAGGTATTACTACTACCAAAGAGAAGAAATACTATTACAGTGAAATATTTTATAGTATTCAAGGAGAAGGTCATTACACAGGTGTTCCTACTGCTTGGATACGTTACTTCTTGTGTAATCTACAATGTAATGGATTTGGTCAGATAGATCCAACTAACCCTGATACGTATGAACTGCCTTTTTTAGAATTTGATCCAAAGAGTGTAAACAGAGTAGAAGATCTTCCTGTATGGGAAAAAGGTTGTGATAGTTCATATACTTGGGCAAAGAAGTTTAAAGGACTTATGGGTAATGAGACTCCTAAAGTAATTGCTAATAAAATTATAGACATATTAAAAAACGATAGCAATCCAGAAGGAAAGTTCCTACATCCTGTATCGCAGTTTCATCAACATTTATGTATCACAGGTGGCGAGCCTTTAATGACTACAGGACAAAATGCTACTATAGGAATATATGAAGAACTACAAAGCCAAGGTAACTTGCCTGGTAGCATGACATTTGAAACAAATGGTACACAACAATTACGTCCAGACTTTATAGACTGGGCAAAAAGAATTAACACAGAAATATTTTTTAGTGTAAGTCCTAAACTATGGACAGTATCAGGTGAAAAGGCTGATAAAGCAATCAAGCCAGAAAAGGTTGGAGAATATTATGAGCTGAGTCAAAAAGGACAACTAAAATTTGTAGTAGGTAATAATGATGAACAATGGGAAGAAATGGAAAGTGTTGTAGAACAAATGAGAAAAGCAGGTGTTAAATGGCCAGTATGGGTAATGCCAGTAGGTGCTCGGTCAGAAGAACAAGAAGCAACTGCGGGTGACGTTGCGGCGAGAGCATTTAAACGTGGATATAATGTTGCGGCAAGAGTACATGTATATTTGTTTGGTAATGCGATAGGAACGTAATATGTGGAATTTTTTAACAAGTTGGTTTAAAAATAAAGTAGAAGAAGATAAAGGTTATAATGATCCTTTTACTGAAATGATAGAAACAAAAAGGCAATATGAAAATGAACAACATGAAAAGGCTATGAAGGCAGAAATAAAAAGAGAAACCTTAGACGAAGAGCTAAGAAGGAAAGGACTGATATGAAAGACATGTTAGACAAATTGCTTGGTAAAAAAGCAAAGGCAGAAACAAAAAAAATGACTGCTGAAGAAGAAAGAAGATCCGTCCTAGCTAAAGAAAAAGAAGAAGCTACAAAAGAAGGCAAACCTTGGGTTGGAGTATTAGATACAAAAGTAAACCCTGAAAATATACGTAACGGATTCTTTGAATTAGATTGGAATAATGAATTTATTGAGCAATTATTAGATGCTGGATATTCCGGAGAAACAAATGAAGAAGTTGTTGACGCATGGTTTAAAACAATAGCTAGACAAGTTTTGGAAGATGGTGGAGAAGATCCTGATAGAAATGCTGGATATATTGATACCAAAAGAATTGATGAAGATAAAACAAAAATTTCTTGACAAAATGACTAAAAGAAAGTATAGTAATAATATGACTTACATACTTGTAGATACAGCAAATACATTTTTCCGTGCTAGACATGTAATCCGAGGAGATTTGGATACAAAAATAGGCATGGCTTTACACATAACACTAGGCGGGATTAGAAAAGCATGGCAAGATTTTGAAGGTGCTCATGTTGTATTTTGTTTAGAAGGCAGAAGCTGGCGTAAGGATTTTTATCAACCTTATAAAAGAAATAGAAGTGATGCTCGTGCGGCACTTACTGAAAAAGAGCAAGAAGAAGAAACAGTATTCTGGGAAATGTTCGATGAGTTTAAAAACTTTGTTTCTGATAAAACAAACTGCTCTGTACTACATCATCCCGAACTAGAAGCAGATGATTTGATAGCAGGTTGGGTACAAGCACATCCAAACAACAATCATGTAATTATTAGCACTGACGGAGATTTTGCTCAGCTTATTGCTCCTAATGTTTCGCAATACAATGGTGTAAGTAATACAATAATTACACATGAAGGTTACTTCGATGATAAGAAACGCCTTCCAGTAATTGATAAAAAGACAGGTGAACCTAAGTCTGCTCCTAATCCAGAATTCATGCTATTTGAAAAATGTATGAGAGGTGATACCAGTGATAATGTATTTTCAGCATATCCTGGTGTGAGAACAAAAGGAACAAAAAACAAAGTAGGACTTATAGAAGCATTTGAGGATCGTAAATCTAAAGGCTTCAATTGGAACAATCTTATGTTACAAAGATGGACTGACCATGAAGGAGTAGAACATAGAGTTTTAGATGACTACAATAGAAATGTTACACTATGTGACTTGTCAGCACAACCTGGAAATATAAGATCTATTATTAACGATGTTGTAGAAGATGCTATGGAACCTAAAAAGATTTCACAAGTAGGATTACATCTTATGAAGTTTTGTGCCAAGCATGACTTACAACGAATAGCAGACAATGTTCAGCAATATGCTGAACCTTTACAGGCAAAATACGCATAGGAGGCAATATGACAATTAAAGCAAAACCAATACTAAAAAACAAATTTTGGATTATAGAAAATAATGGCGAAAGAATAGGCACTTTATCTAAGCAAGAAGATAAAAGATATTTGTATAGTTGTGCTACAGGAACTGAGTATTTTACAGATACAAAAAGTTTTAATTCATTTATCGGAGGAGTAAGTTGGGATAAAGCAAGTATTTCAGATGCTTTTGCTAAAAAAGAAATACATGGTTTTTCTACTTCTACAAATCCACATAATGTTGTTTACAATGTACAAAAGAAACTCCCTTTATTTACGAAGAGTAAAAAGAGCAAAAGTTTATATTGTGCTGGATATTACATTATAAAATTTGATAAAGGATGGGTAAGAAGTTTTTGTCCTAAACTTACTACTCTTGAAACATACAATTACAAAGGACCTTTCAAAACTGAGTTTACAATGAGAGAGGAACTAAAGAATGCAAACAAAAGAAGCAATTAATACTATTCCAATCCAGAAGTTTATTCAGCAAGTCAAAATTGCTGATTCAGGGCAACATAAAGAAATTAAAATGAACATCCAGGAAGCAAAGAACCTAATGTTTGCTTTAAGTACTGTACTAGCTAATACACAAGGTAGACTAGAGAAACTTATTGTAGATAATAAAACTAGTGGCGATGAAACAGTTACTATTTCAATGGATGGTGGATCTGGCTGGAAGTAAACTGCTAATATAACCTATAAAAAGAGATAAATATATGCGTATATAATTTAAAAGGATACGCATATGAGTAGACCAAAACCTACAGTTATATTAGAGAACATAGATAAAAATAATTATAAATGTGAACAAATCCTTAAGGCAGAAGCTATTTGGGCAGTATTCTATAAAGGTGCTCCATTTAATTTAAAAACATCAAATGCTCTAACAAATTATCCAGGACCAAAGTATAAGAAGGTTTCCTTCTCAAATCCAGGTCACGCACACAATCTATCCAAAAAATTAAATGAAATGTTTAAATGTGAAGACTTTTCCGTTTATAAACTTACGGATGGTGAAGTGGTTACGGATGAATGAACTCGAAAGAAACATACACTAAGATCTTCTTAAAACAGGCTGATATTGCTATAAGTGAAACATCGTTAAAGCAATATATGCCTCTTTGGTGGCAAAATACAAGAGGCAAAGAATCTGGAGGCTTACGACTCACAGATGACGGATTTGATTTCCTGATCGAAAAAATAGATCTACAGATGTACGAAGTTCCTTTTCCAAAAGATTTTAAACTAACAACTCAAACGGTAATATTTTTAGACAGATTTATCAACTGTCCATATTACCTTACTCCAAGAAGCATATATGTAACGGACGAAAAGAAGTCAATGGAACTTCATCTTTTCTCCGGTGATCTCCGCAAATATGGACTAGTCAAAGCCATAGAACGCCAAAAATAATTATATTTTGGTAAAAAAGAGGTTGACTTTTGTCTAAGTGATGCTATACTGCATACATAGTTAGAAATTAGGCACTGACAACTAAAAGGAGTACAAAATGGAAAATATCGCACTAAGAACAGTTACACCGAATGGCGCAAAAAGAAGCATTCGTAGGGCGTTCAAAAAACAAAGACCAATCTTTATTTGGGGACCTCCAGGTATTGGTAAGTCTGAAGTAGTTCACCAAATTGGTGATGAATACAAAAAAGCATTAGTAATAGACATTCGATTGTCATTATGGGAACCAACAGATATTAAGGGTATTCCATATTTTGATTCTACACAGGGCAAAATGGTATGGGCACCACCTGTAGAACTTCCGGATGAAGCTACTGCTAAAAAATATGATGTAATTATCCTGTTTATGGATGAAATGAATTCGGCTCCGCCAGCAGTACAGGCGGCGGCATATCAGTTAATTCTTAACCGTAGGGTTGGAACTTATCATCTGCCAAAGAACGTTGTAATCGTTGCGGCAGGTAATAGAGAAGCTGACAAAGGCGTTACATATAGAATGCCTGCTCCGTTGGCAAATAGATTTGTTCACTTAGAAATGAAAGTGGACTTTGATGATTGGTTTTCTTGGGCTTCCGAGAATAGACTTCATCAAGACGTTGTTGGATATATTAGTTTTAGCAAAAAGGACTTGTATGATTTTGATCCTAAGTCGCCAAGTCGTTCATTTGCTACACCTCGTTCTTGGTCATTTGTGTCCGAATTACTTGAGGATGACGATGACGAGAATACCACTACCGATTTGGTTAGTGGTGCAGTCGGCGAAGGACTTGCCGTTAAGTTTATGGCACACCGTAAGGTTGCTTCAAAACTTCCTAAACCAATTGACATCTTAGATGGCAAGGTTAAGGAGTTAGAGACTAAAGAAATCAGTGCCATGTATTCCTTAACAGTCTCACTTTGCTATGAACTTAAAGAAGCCTGTGATAAAAATGATAAGAAGTTCGACTCAAAAGTCAATAACTTTTTACGTTTTGCGATGGACAATTTTGACACTGAATTGGTTGTAATGGGTATCAAGTTAGCCCTCACTCAGTACTCACTTCCAATTGACCCAGATGAGGTTGAGTGTTTTGATGAGTTCCATAACAGGTTTGGTAAGTACGTAACAGCCGCACAAAGTGCATAAAGCACTAGGAGTTTTGGACGTCTCCTTAAAAAAACGTCCATTTTCTCTTGACAAACTATGGAAATTGTGTTATATTAAATACATAATAAGGCACTGATAGGAGGCAACAATGACAATAGACACTAAAGGCTTTGAACCCAAAGAACTTACGCCAGATGAACTTAAGGTGATGAGAGCTGAGGTACAGGATAGAATCATTGTAGCAAGAGTTGGATTACTTTTAAGACATCCATTTTTTGGTAACATGGCTACTAGGCTTATTGTTAAACATTGTGATGATTGGTGTCCTACTGCCGCAACAGATGGCAAACATTTATTTTACAATACACAATTTTTTAATGCTTTATCTAACAAAGAAATAGAATTTGTTATAGCACATGAAATACTTCATTGTGTATTTGATCATATAATTAGACGTGAAGATAGAGATGCTATGATTTATAATATAGCATGTGACTACATCGTAAACAATACATTGGTTCGTGACAAGATTGGTGAGCCTGTTAAGATGATACAGATTTATCAAGATTGGAAATATGACGGATGGCAGTCAGAAGCAGTATATGATGATATCTATAAAAAGGCAGAAGAGAATGGTAAAAAGTTCTTGGAGCAAATGGGTGAACTTTTAGATGAACACATTGATTGGGAGAGTAAGCCTAGTAAACCTAAAACAGGAAAAGGTGGTAGTAAGCCAGATCAACGTCCTTCTTATACAAAAGAAGAAATGAAAAAGATACGTGATCAAATTAAAGAGAACATGATTTCATCTGCTCAGTCAGCTGGTGCTGGTAACATTCCGGCAGAAGTTGAAAGAATGATTAAAGAACTTACTGAGCCTAAGATGAACTGGAGAGAGATACTTAGACAGCAAATACAAGCTACAATTAGAAATGATTATACTTTTAGTCGTCCTTCACGTAAAGGTTGGCATACAGGTGTAGTACTTCCTGGTATGAATTTTGATCAGCAAATTGATTGTGCTATATGTTTTGATATGTCAGGATCAATCGGAGATGATCAAGCAGTAAACTTCCTTTCGGAAGTAAAAGGTATCATGGACGAATTCAAAGAATACAACTTAAAATTGTGGTGTTTTGATACTGCCGTTTACAACGAAAAAGATTATTCTTCAAGTGACGGAGAAGACTTTAGCGAGTACAAACCAATTGGCGGTGGCGGAACTGAATTTATGGTCAACTGGGAATACATGAAAGAACATGATATTGTTCCTAAAAAACTTATTATGTTTACAGATGGTTATCCTTTTGGTAGCTGGGGTGATCCAGATTACTGTGATACTATATTTGTTATTCACGGCCACCATGATAAGAATTTAAAGGCTCCGTTTGGTGTTACTACACACTATGAGGACGCGGCATAGATGAATGTTAAATTACTTAATCCGCAGGACTACTTTAAGATTAGGAAATTAAAACATGCTTCTCCTCATTTAGCTACGATAGATTTGCCTGTCAAGTATAACATCCAAACTGCTATAGAAACATGGATATCTTCCAACTTAAAAAATCGATATTTTATTGGAAAATCGGTAGGTTTAACCAAAAGTAACGCAGTAGAACAAGTGCTAAGAGTGGGTTTTGAAGATCCAAAAGAACTATCTTTTTTCGTTTTGGCTTGTCCACTTTTGAAGTACAAGTAAATACTGAGCAGATAATTACTATATAAGGAGTATAAAAATATGTCTGAAAACAATACAACCATAAAAGATACAACCACTAAAGAAGCACCAGCACAACCACAACAACCTGCTGGAGCACCGGTAGAACTTACTGTTCAAGATTTAGGTGTACTTAGATCTATTATCGACGTTGCTTCTCAAAGAGGTGCTTTTAAGGCAAACGAAATGGAAGCCGTTGGAAAAACATACAACAAACTAGACTCATTCCTTTCAGCTGTCCAAAAAGCAGAAGAAGAAACAAAGAAAGCTAACGAAGCTAAAGACGAGTCTAAAGGAGACAAGTAATGGCTGAGATCAAACACGTAGGAAGACTCAAAAGTAATCAACGTAAAGTTATTGTTGCTTATAGAGTTATTCCTGGAGATGAAGAAGCACAATCTGCTTTAGTAATTGATACTGCTTCACTAGGTGATGCGGATCATGATACTTTGATTAAAACTGTAGAAAGTCCAGCAGGACAAGAAGCATTTGAATTTGCTGAAGTCATGGCTAGAACTACTCTTACAGATGGTGCTAACATGTTAGCAAGATTTCACACTACTAACAAATTACATAAAGTAAAAATGTCAGAAGTTGAAATGATGCCAACACCAACTTATACAATAGGTTTAGATGAACTAAACAAAGTGATTGCTGAACAAAAAGGTACAACAATCGCAGGATTAGCATTAAAGGATCCTAATGAACTTCCTGAAGGAGCAACTATTCAAGAAGCAGGATCTGTAAACGAAATGCCAAAGAAAGCATCAACAGTACAAGCAGAAGCACAGGCGGCAAGAGTACAAGCACCCGATA